GCCAACACATATTCTCGGAGTGAATTAATGAATGTAAATTTCCATTTAAATCCTTCTCAGCTCAGAAAAGAGCCATCAAAGTGGGAGATCAGCAATCGTCGGATCGACGAGCTCATGCTGGATCCTGGCAACCCGCAGCGCCACAGCAAAGGGCAAATCGGGCAGATCGCCCGAAGCATCACGGTTTTCGGCTTCATTGCGCCAGTCCTGATCGATCGCGAGGGCAAAGTGATCGCCGGCCACGGCCGCCTCGCGGCGGCGCGCGAACTGGGGCTGACCGAGGTGCCGACACTGTGCCTCGATCACCTGACGCCCGACCAAGCCCGGGCCTTTAGCATCGCCGACAACCGCCTGGCCGAGATCGCCACGTGGGACGACCGGTTGCTTGCGCAACAACTTAGGGATCTCTCGCTCATCGGTCTCGATTTCAGCCTCGAATTAACCGGGTTCGAGATCGGCGAGATCGACTTGAGGATTAGGTCACTGGAGGAAGCACCCGACCGCGCTGACGATCCGGCCGACGCGGTACACGAGGTTCCGGCCGCTCCGCCAATCAGCAAGATCGGCGACAACTGGTTGCTGGGTCGCCATCGCGTGGTATGCGGCAGCGCCTTTGAGACTAGGGCTTTCGCTGCGTTGCTGGGCGAGGAGCTCGCCGCGATGGTGTTCACCACCCCCGATCATGCGGCGATCGATGGTCGCGCGAGCAGCCTTGGCGCAATGTGCCATCGCCCGTCGCCGATGGGTTCCGACGAGGTAGATCGCTCTGAATTCATCGCCTCGCTCCGCCGGGTATTCCGCAACCTCGCGGCCTTCAGTATTGACGGCGCGCTGCACTACATCTGCATGGACTGGCGCCATCTCGACGCATTGCTGGCCGCCAGCCGCGCCCTTTACGGCGAGCCCAAGGACCTTTGCATCTGGGTCAAGGACGATGCCGGAATGGGCGCGCTCTATCGCTATCAGCACGAGCTGGTCCTTGTCTTCGAAAATGGTCGCAATGAGCGCGGCACGAATATTCCGCCCGGCCGACGCAGGCGCAGCCGAAGTAATGTATGGCGCTACTCCTTCCCGCGCCGCGGCGGGAACGCCAATCTGTTGGCGCTCTATCCGAGCGCAAAGCCGGTGGCGATGGTCGCCGATGCGATCCGCGACGGCGCGGCCCGCGGGGAGATCGTGCTCGATGGTTTTCTCGGTAGCGGCACGACCGTGCTCGGCGCCGAGCGTACCGGCCGGCGCTGCTATGGACTGGAGAGCGATCCCAGTCGTGTCGATACGATTATCCGCCGCTGGCAAACGCTGACCGGCGGCAGAGCTCGTCATGCTGCGAGCGGCCGCGCGTTTGATGACCTCGCCGACGAGGCGGAGGCGACAAATGCCGCGTGACAAAAAACGCGACTACGAGATCGGCTATGGCAGGCCGCCGTGCCACACTCGTTTCAAAAAAGGTCAATCCGGCAATCCGAAAGGCCGGCCGGGCGGCGCCAAGAACCTGCCGACGCTGCTCGAGGAAGCGCTGAACGAGCGCGTCATCGTCGCTGAAGATGGCGGGCAACGTAAAATCACCAAGCGGCAAGCGATCGTCAAACAGATCGTCAACCGCTCCGTGCCGCTAAGATCCTGTTTGATATGATGCAGGAGTTTGAAAGCCGAACGGATCCCGCGCCCTCCGAGACCTCGGATTTCACCACAGAGGACGAGAAGGTCATCCAACAGCTCAGGGTCCGGCTGCGCGACAAGAAACGAGAACCCGATGATTGAGGAGGTGACACGCGCCGAGTACGAGGCAGTGCTACGCAACGATTTTTCCCTCTTCGCGGCGCGCTGCATCCATCACCTCAATCCGCAGACGGACCTCGTGATGAACGGGCACCTCGAGGTTATTGCCGCCAAGCTGACCGAGGTTAGGCAAGGCAAGAGCCGGCGACTGATCATTAATCTGCCACCGCGTCATCTCAAATCGTTGATGGCCTCGATCGCGTTTCCGGCCTGGTGCCTGGGGCATGATCCGTCGGCGCAGATCCTCTGCGTCAGTTACGCCCAGGATCTCGCCGACAAACTCGCCCGCGATTGCCGCAGCATCATGTTAAGCCCGCGGTACCGCCAGATCTTTCGGACCCGACTGGCGCAGCACGCGGTGCAGGAATTGATCACGACACGTCAGGGCTACCGACTTGCCACATCGACCGGTGGCGTGCTGACCGGACGCGGTGCCGATATCATTGTAATCGACGATCCAATGAAGCCGGAAGAGGCGCTCTCCGCGGCGTGCGGAAGGGTTGCAATGACTGGTTCAGCCATACGCTCCACAGCCGGCTCAACGACAAGCGCAACGGCGTGATTATCATCATCATGCAGCGGCTGCACGAGGACGATCTCGTCGGCCACGTCCTCGCGCAGGAGCCGTGGGAAGTTCTGCGCTTTCCGGCAATCGCCGAAGCGGACGAGGTGCATCGGATCGAAACGATCTGGGGACCACGCTGCTTTCGGCGCCGCCAGGGCGCGGCGCTGCATCCGGAGCGCGAGCCGCTCGAAACCCGCGAACACATCCGCAAGACCCTCGGCGAATACAATTTCGCCGGCCAGTATCAGCAATCGCCGGCGCCGCTGGGCGGCGGTCTCGTAAAAGCGGCTTGGTTCAAGCGCTATCGTGAGAACGAGCTCCCCGAACCCTTTGACCGGACGGTGCAGAGCTGGGACACCGCCAATAAAGCGTCCGAGCTCAGCGATTGCTCCGTTTGCACGACGTGGGGCGTAAAGGGCAAAAACGTTTTTCTGTTGGATGTATTTCGCAAGCGACTGGAATATCCGTGGCTAAAGCGCGCCGTGCTCGAGCAGCAGAGGCGATTCAATGCGAGCGTCGTGCTGATCGAGGATCAGGCCTCGGGCACGCAGCTGATCCAGGACCTGAACGCCGATGGCTGCCATGGCGTTAGACGCTGCCGCTCGACCGAGGAAAAAACGATGCGCATGCACGCGCAGACCGCGGTGATCGAGAACGGCTTTGTCCACATCCCGGAAGCCGCGCCGTGGCTGACCGAATATCTCCACGAGCTCACCGTGTTCCCGAACGGCAAACATGACGACCAGGCCGATTCGACCTCGCAGTTTCTTGACTGGTTCAAGCGCCCGCATCCTGCTCAAGGGTTCATGCAGCTCATGGAAATGCGGCGTCGTGCGCGCAATCCGAACCCAGAGCGCTTTCGGGTTCGCCTGCGGGCGCCTCCTGGTATCGGCTCCGTGCAAACCTTTTCGGGCCGACACATCAATGTCGGCCTTGATGGGACGATCGAAATGTCAGCCGACGACGCCCAATACTTCATTCGTGATGGCTGGACCAAGCTCGCTGAATGGACAATCGACGAAAAGGTTTGACTGCCGTGTTGCTTCATTAGGAATGCCGGTTTGTGGTGTTCAGCTGGCCTCGACGCCTACGGAGACCCTTTCGCGGCGGCGGATCCGCGTCTCGCAATTGCAAGGCCGATGGGACGACTTAATCCAATGTATTCGTCTCAAGAGAGACCGATGGTTCGCTTCGAATTCGGCATCGTTCGCCTGTCAGCTCTATGCCTTCGCGAGATCGATGTGCTGTCGGGCTCGGAATACAGTGCGCTCACCAGCCTTTAAATCGGCCGATACGGTCCACAACCGCAAAGCCACACTGAGAGGATCGATGCGGAGCGCGCACCAGAAACCGAGCTCGCCGACCCAATGCTGTTTCGCATGGCAGGCGGTGCACAGAGGAACGGCGTAGCGATCCCCTGGTTTCATCCCCACCCCACCATCGGCTCCTGTCCGCACATGCGCCGCCTCAGACGGCGCTGCTTTGCCGCAGGCTACGCAGGGGAGTTGACGGACAAAAGCCAGGTGCTGCACCCGACTGTGCGGGCTGGGCTTGGGCTTGCGGCGCACTAAGCTGCGCGGGATACGAGCGACCGGCATCGATTTGAGCTGCTATCTGCGCGTTCGGATTCGGACGCACCTTCATTTCGATTGCTAAAACCGTATTCCGCACATTCGACCCCGTGAGGATCCGGCCTATCGGTCACGGGGCAATCTCCAGACTCGCGCGCAGCGCCGCTTTCCATGCCAATTTGCCCTGCGGGACCGGCACCTCATACCTGGCGTGGATCTTTTCCATCACGCGCTCGATGAAGTAGTTGAACATCTGCAGTTGGCAATCGAGGGCCCTGATGAACGCATCATCGGGCTCCGCCCGCATGATAAGCTTAGGCAGCACATCATGCCAGCAGACGATATCGACCCAGCTGCGCTGCGACACATACAGCTGGCCCTGTAATTGCGGCCGGAAGCGTTCGTCCAGCTCTCCGGAAAGCCAGTATCCGACCTGAGTGTGCGGCAGCGGGGCTTTGATTTCCAAAAGGCCATCGTCGCCGACGAGCCGGTCGGGACTACATCCTACTGTGTGATCGTCATCCGTGATGAAGCCGACCCGCTGGACGGTTACGTCTTGATCGAATTCATACCAGTAGCGACAGCGCCAAACTCATCCCTGGCAAATGTAGAACCAGTGGCCCGCCGATTACGAAGGTTAGTATGGTGCCGCATTGCTTCGCCGTCGCGACTGGCGTTGCCGCTCCACATCTCAGCGCTATCTTGGGCAGTATTGCGGGGCCATTGCCCCAGCCTGAAGCACCACTCGTGGCGACGGTTGACGAGGTCTTCCAACTTCTCTTTTATTTTCTGTATCGATTCGAGACACCTTGTCAGATTCGGTGTTTTGCCTGTTAATAACACCCCATACCATAAGCAGTGTTCTACTTGTATTGGTCCCAGCGCCCGCGAGGCTATCACGCTCGAGGAGTTCCTCTCGCCGATGCGCCGCGCTCACCTTTTTGACAAGGAGCGCCGGAACTTGCCGGCAGCTCGGCAGCGGCACAATCCTCGATGCGCCGATCATCAACGCGCTGTCCTCGACCAAGACCACGTAGAAGGCGCCAACCTGCGCTATCTCCAGCGCGGCGTGGTGAACGGGATCGAGCGGGCGAAAAACCGGACGAAATCGAAGGGTCCGAGCAAGGGGTTGAGCATCCGATCCGGATCATCAAGAGGCTATGTAACTTCGCCACGGTGCGCTATTGCAGGCTCAAAAAGAACGCTCATCGCTTCATCATCCCCTCCACGCTCGCCAA